CCGATCTGAAGGAATAGAAAATAAACTTGAAAGAGCAAGTGATCAAATAGATACTCTCACATATAACAGAATAAATGGCAAAGGCTTTGATAATTTAACTAGTTTCCAACAAGATATAATAAGAAAAGCTGTATGTAGTCATGCAGAATTTATTGAACAATATGGAAGCTATATAAATGTGCCCTTAAGTGGATTTAGTGCTGGTAGTATTAGTGTAAGTTTTAATGCAGAAAAGCTTAATGGAATTACAACTACACAGGAAGTATTAAATTACCTTAAACAAACAGGATTAACTTGTAGGAGGTTATAGTATGGGATTTAAGTTACCATTTCCTAAATGGCTAGCTAATACACATATTAAAGTATTTTATGAAGGTACCAATACAGACGGTGATTATGAAAAAAATATAATATTTGAAGGTAAATGCATATATACTGATAAATCTGGACAAGTACTTAATGCTGAAAGGCAATTAATAACTCTTAGTGGTAAAGCAGTTATTGAAGGATCTATTTATGATGTACCATTTGAAGGGTATGTAATAATTAATGAAACAAAGAAAAAGATTTACTCCGTAGAAAGACCTTTAAATCCAGATGGAACAATATTCAGTACGGAGCTTAACTTACAGTAATGAATGTGAAAGTAAATATTAAGCTTAATAATGCTAATATAAACAAACTTATTGAAGCACACTCTAAAGCTTTAGAAATGACAGCAGATGCAGTTTTAAGTGATATTAAAACTAGCCAAGTAGTTCCAAAAGATAAAGGAGCAACTGGATTGGAAGGTAGTGGATTTGTAGATATATCTGAAATTAAGAATTTTATAGTTAGAGTAGTATTTAACACTCCATATGCTCGTAGACTTTATTGGCACCCAGAGTATAACTTTAGAAAAGATAAAAATCCTAATGCACAAGGGAAATGGATGGAGAGTTATTTAACTGGTGAAAATCAACAATTTATTAGAGATACTTATGCTAAGTTCCTAAAAATGCTTAGTAAAGGATTGGTGAAGTAATGTTATTAAGTGATATAAGAGAGTATTTAAAAACTAAAATAGAATGTCCTCAATGGTATTTAAATAAATGTGGAGGTAAGGAAGAAAGTATTACAATATATAATACTAAAGGTCCAGCTCCAAGAATAGCTATAGGAGGTCTAGAACAAACAAGCTATACTACTAAAGCTATTTCTATTTTAGTACATTGGGGAAAAGATAGTAGTAAAGCTGAGTTAAAAGCAGAGGAAGTATATAATGCTTTCTTTTGTCAGAAAGGTTTAATTGGGGGTAAGAACGTCAAATTATTTAAAATGATAACTGATAATCCAATTTATGTAGGTACTGATGAAGAAGGCATTATTGAATATGTAATAGAAATAATAATTTATTATGAAAGGTAGGTATATTAAATGGCATTTAGTGGAGTATTCCCAGTATATAATTTAATATTTAAAATTGGTACAAAAGGTAAAACTAGTGCAGATCAAGATATGAAACCAATTGCTGATATGGAAACATTCTCGATATCTATAGAAGGAACAGTAGAAGAATGGACACCAATGACTACAGCAGGCTGGACTAGAGCATTAATGACAGGTAAAAAGTTTACTGTAGGCCTAAAGGGGAAAAGAAATGTAGGTGATGCAGGTAATGACTATGTTGCAAGTACCGCATGGAAAGATGGACTAGAATGTAGTACTAAAGCTGAAATACAATTTCCTGATGGATCTAAATTAAAATATGATTGTGTTATTAATGTAAAAAATATAGGGGGTGGAGATAGTACAAATGTTGCACCACTAGAATTTGATATGCAAGGTGATGGAAAACCAGAATATATTCAAGCACCTAGTGCAGGAGTAGGAGCATAAGGAGGTAATATAATATGGCAAGAGTATATGATATTATAAGTAGATTAGAAAATGGTAATCAGAGACCAGTTGTAAAAATTGATGCTGAGCATGAATTTAAAATTAATAATAGTAAAGCTGCTGCATTTAGAATAATGGCTTTAACAGAGGATGAAAAAATAAAAGAAAATGAAAGAATTGAAGGAATAATTATAATAGGCTTAGGAAAGGAAGCTTTTGAGTATATTGAAAGTCTTGACTTAAGCATGACTAATTATAATTTAATTATAAGTGCAATAATGGCAGCTATAGGTGATGTGGAGATAGAAGAAATAGAAGAGGAATCAAAAAAAGCTAAAAAGAAGCCCAGAAAATAAATGGTATGACATAATAGAAGACTTTGATTTAATAGAAGCTTCATTTGCTATGCAATATGGAATAAGACTTAGAAATGATGATATGTCCTGGAGTGAATTTTGTACTTTCTTAACAGGAATAATGCCTAAGACACCATTAGGTGAAATAGTAAGTATTAGGAGTGAAGAAGATAAGGATATACTTAAAAACTTCACTCCTGAACAACATAGAATTCGAAATGATTGGAGAAATAGAGTTAATCCTATTAGGGATATGAGTGATGATGAAAAAGAAGAAGAAATAAAAAAGGTACAAGAAATATTTGCAAAAGCTTTTGGATAGGCACTTAGATTAATTTTTAAGTGTCTTTATTTTATGCAAAGGAGGATGTTATAGTGAGTGAGTGATAGCGTAGGTAAAATTAGTCTAGATTTAGAGATACAGAGTGACATAAGTAAGCAAATATCGAGTGTATCTAAAGTGATAGGAAATAATCTTAAGAAATCACTAAGTAGTGGAATGAAAGGTGCTTTAGATAATGTAAATTCAAGTACTAAAAAAACTATGAATAGTGTTACTAGTAATATAAATTCATCTATGAAAAAATCTATGAGTAATATTGCTAAGACTATGAAGTCTATCTTAGGTAATATAAAAATGCCTAAGATAGAAATACCTAAACCTACAAGCTTTGTAACTCCTAAAACAGAGAGTTCAAAAAATACTAGTAGTAAAAGAGGACCACCAATAAATAAAGAAGTATTAAGCTCTGAAATTCTTAATGTAACATCAACATTAGATAATGTTAATGCTAAAATAGAACAACAAAGAGCTAAATTAGTACAATTAAAAGAAGCGTATAATTCAACATTTAATACTTCTAGAAAAAATGCATTAGAAGAAAAGATTTTAAAGACAGAAGCGAACATTAACAAATTAATAGGTCAGTCTGATAAATTAGGTTTTAAATTAGCTGATTTAGATGATAAGATGGCAATGTTAGGTCGAAATGCGAGTAATGCTAATACGAATTTAAATAATACTAATAATATTTCAAATAAAACTAGTAAGAGTATTAATAAACTAAGTAATGATATAAAAAGAAATAGTGGAGCTTCAAGAAGCTTTAGTAGTGGCATAGGTATGATAGCTAGAAGTATGTTTACGTGGGGGATAATGTTTCCTATGATTTTAAGAGGGCTAACATCAATGGCAACAGGACTTCTTAATAATTTAAAAACTAATGAACAGTTTTCTAGCTCATTAGCTCAAGTCAAAAGTAATTTAATGATTGCTTTCACTCCAATATACGAAGCTATTTTACCAGCTATAAATGCTTTAATGAGTGCTTTAAGTATAGCAACTCAATATATAGCAAGTTTTATTAGTGTTATATTTGGAAAAACTTTTGAACAGAGTAAGCAAGCTACACAAGGACTTATTAATGCTAAAAGTGCTATGGGTGCATATGGAGATAGTGCAAAAGCAGCAGGGAAAGCAGTTAAAGATGCATTAGGATTAGCAAGTTTTGATGAAATAAACTCATTAAATTCTCAAAATAGTAATAGTGGTGGTGCTGGAGGTGGTGGAGCAGATATACCTACATTAGTAACACCACAATTAGAAACATCAAGTGTTGATGGAGCTATGAAAAAACTTGTAGATAAAATTAAATCTTATTTTAATACATTTAATTTTGAACCTTTAATACAATCTTTTAATAAAGTTAAATCATCTGTAGAGCCTACTATAAATAATTTAGGCAAAATTATTAAATGGTTCTTCGTAGAAATACTTAATCCTTTAGCACATTGGACTATATCAGATTTATTACCAGCTTTCTTAAATTTATTAGCTGGAGCCTTAGATTTTTTAAATCCTATATTAGAAGTATTTATGAGCTTAGGCGATTGGCTATGGAATAGTTTCTTACAACCAATAGCAAGTTGGACAGGTGGAATTATAGTAGATGTTTTAAATGGACTAGCTGATGTATTAACTAATATAGGTAATTGGATTTCTGAACATAAGCCTATAGTTGAAACTTTTATTATAATACTAGGAAGCTTTGCTTTAGCATGGGGGATAGTAACAACAGCCATAAAAATATGGACAATTGTCAGTGGTATTGCAACAATAGCAACAGGGACTTTAGGAGCTACAGTCGCATTTTTAACAAGTCCTATTACATTAGCAGTTATAGCAATAGGTGCCTTAATTGCAATTGGGGTTCTTTTATATAAACACTGGGATGTTGTAAAAGCTAAAGCAGTTGAAGTATGGGATGGAATAAAAGTTAAATTTGAAGAATTTAAAAATTGGCTAGGAAATGTATTTTCTACAGATTGGTCACAAAAATTTGGATTCTTAGGAGATATTTTAAATGGATTCCTAGTAAATATAAAGAATAAGTGGGATTCTATTAAGCAAATATTTCAAGGAATTATAGACTTTGTAGCAGGAGTATTTACAGGAAATTGGTCCAGAGCTTGGCAAGGAGTAGTAAATATATTTAGTGGAATAATAGGAACTTTGGGGGCGATAGTAAAATCTCCTTTAAATGCTGTTATTTCACTAATAAATGCAGCTATAAGTGGATTAAATAGAATATCTATAAATATTCCTAATTGGATACCAGGCTTTGGAGGAAAATCATTTGGTTTGAACATACCTAAAATACCTTATTTAGCACGTGGTGGTATTATAGATAGTCC